TTTATTATATATGAAAAATGTTTTGTTTTTAACAATCTTGCAGATTATAATAAATAATTTATAAATTTGTATTAATTTAGATTAATTCTATGGAAGCTATTCTTAAATTTGAACTACCGGATGATAAAACAAACTTTGAATGTGCAACCAGGGGCTCTGATCTTGCGCTTATTATTTGGGATTTTGATCAGTATTTACGAGGCGAAGAAAAATACAACTCAAGCCTTACAGAATGCCAGGATGAAGTATTCAATAATATCCGGGAAAAACTCCGAGAGATAATGAGCGAATACGGAATAACTTTTGATAGTGAAATATTTACTTAGAATGAATGAGGGGAAGACCGCCGAAATATAATAATGCAAAAGAACTCGAAGATAAGATTAATGAATATTTTGAAGATTGTAAAAAAAACAAAATATTTCCATTGATTACAGGCCTTGCGCTACACCTTGGATTTGAGAGCAGGCAATCATTTTACGACTATGAAAAGCACGATGAATATTCTTACATAATAAAAAGAGCAAGGCTCAAGGTTGAGAGTGGATATGAAGCAAAGTTATTAAGCCAGAATACAACAGGTGCTATTTTTGGATTGAAGAATATGGGGTGGACAGATAAACAGGAAATTCATGCAGATATAAAAGTTAATGAACTTAATTATAACGGTAATTACATGCCTTCTGATGCTAAATGATCCGCAAAAGATTATTTTTGATTCCACTCAGGAAATTAATTTATTTATGGGAGGTACGGGGAGTGGAAAGACCTTTTTAGATGGTATTATATCCGGGTATTATATTAAATATTTTTCTGATGTTTATGGTTTTATCGGGGCGAATACATACGAACAACTCAACACTTCATCTCTAAAGCGAATCCGGGATACATGGCAAAGTGAACATGGATGGAGGGATGGAATAGATTATGTAATAGGCAAACAACCTCCCAGGAATTTTGATTTAAGGAATCATAATTTTGACCGCTATGATTCTATAATAAGCTTTAGCAATGGGGCGGTTGTTTATAAAGGCAGTTTAGATAATTATGAAGTACATTCGGGAAAGCAGTTTGGATGGTCTATATTAGATGAGACATGGATGACAAAAGAGGAAGCGGTTAAGGATGTTATATTAACAAGGCTCAGACAAAGTGGAATAAAGCGCGGTGGCAAAGATTTATGTCCCATATATATTTCAACAACTCCCGCTAAAGTAGAATGGATAAATAATTGGTTTCATCTTGATGAATTTGAACAGGAAATTAATTCAATTATTTACGATCCGGCGAAATTCTTTCAGAAGACCTATGACAATAAGTGTGTTATTATTTGTTCTATTTATCACAATGCAAAAAACCTCCCATCTAATTACATTCCCAATCTCATCAAAGAATACACCGATAGAAATGGCAAACTAAAAGAATCCGGTAAACGCCTGATATTTGCTAATCCTTTCGTAAGAGCCGGCGGGGAGTTTTACAGTTCTTTTGACAGGCTGAGACATACAACCGATGTACCATACATAGACGGTCTTCCATTGCATATCTCTTTTGATTTTAACGTTGTTCCTTATATCACACTTCTTGTATGGCAGGTGCAGAGAAAAGATGGCATTCTTTATCTAAGGCAGATAGATGAGTTCTGTTTGAAAGGCCCGCTAAATAAAACAGAGAAATTATGCCAGGAATTTGAAAGACACTACTCGATTAAAGCTAAACACGGATTATTCTATTACGGAGATGCAACAGGCAAGAACCAGGACACACGCGGGTTGAACGACTACCAGATAGTGGAACGAACATTAAGGCTTTATCTTAATAACTTCTCCAAGCGGGTGCCTTATCGCAATCCTTCAGTATCAGCGCGCAGGCAATTCATTAATAATATACTGGATGAAAAATACAACATACGTATATTGATAGACCGCAAATGCAAAGAGACAATCCGGGATATGGAATTTGTGAAAGAAGATGCAACGGGGCATAAATTGAAAGAGCGGGTAAAAGATGAGCTGACGGGGCAAAGTTACGAGAGCTTAGGACATACCAGCGATGCAAGCGATTATTTCTATGTTAATTGTGAAATTCTTAAAGATATATTTAATAAGGAGTTTAAATAAAACCATGACACTATTTGAAATGTATCAATTTGCGGATATGATGTATAAGGAAAATTTAAGTCCGTATAAACAAGAAAAAGACAGAACAGAAACCGAAAAGTTCTGGAGACAGGTTCGGAAAGATGTAAGAATAGCTCTTGAAAATGAGATAATAGAATTTTATGCTAAATATAAGAAAAATAATGGAAACAAAAGGAGCAATGACACGTGACGAGGCACTGCAGATCTTAACCAATGTAGTGCGTGATAAGAAAAGACATGAACATTATGAACGAACAATAAAAGTAGCAGAGAAATGCTACCGGCTGTCAACGGGTGACGGGCTGGAAAAAGACTTGCAGAGATTCCAGCCCAGGGAATCGGACGAGATGTTCGAACAGAGACTAAGGATAACAAAACATATCGTTCCAACAATAGTTAAAAACCTGATAGATGTTCAATATAAAGTGCCACGCAGTAACTCAATAACGCGGGTATTAAAGTATGAAAATGACAACACATCGGCGCGGACACAGGAATTCGAGGACATTCTGGATGGGTTCTGGGGAACTGATTCCTTTGATCAGTGGATGGAGACGCGAATGGTTGAATTAAACAATGTGGATCCTAATGCTTTTATGGTTGTTGAGTTTAAAGATTTTGACCCGGACAAAGAACACCTTCAACCCTATCCATTTGAGGTAACCAGTAAAATGGCTGTTATGTACGAATACGACAATAAGGTTCTTCAATATCTTGCAGTCCAACAGGAGATTGAATTCAAGAAAGGCAAAGAAACAACAACCGGCACTAAAACAACTCTTTATACCACAAACCAGGCTTATATTCTTGAACAGACCTGGGATCAGGCCGTCTGGTCGAATCTTGTAAAGGATGAATGGTACAAACGAGGCGGGATAATCTATATACGCTTTGAAGACAATATGTATTTCCTTACAGAACCAGAGCCCTATGATCTTGAAGTTATCCCGGCTGAAAGGATTGGATATAAACGTGATTTGATAACTAACGGGGAAACTTATGTATCTCCCTACTGGGATACCGTCCCACTCCTTGATAAGACGATAAAAGCCAATTCGGAGCTTGACCTGGCGATGTGCCTGCATGCCTTCCCCCAAAAGATTATTACAGGTATGCGATGCGATAATGAGCAATGCCTGGGTGGATATGTAACCTATGTAGATGAGAAAACAGGTAAAGAAACACGTACTATCTGTCCGCGATGCCAGGGAATAGGAATGCTCCCCCACACCTCAGCGCAGGATGTTGTTATTGTTCATCTTCCGGAGGCCAAAGAAGAACAGCTTTCGCTTGATAATATTGTCCGGTATATTTATCCGCCTATTGACCTGCTGAATTTTCAGGATGAATACATAGAGAAACTCACATGGCGGGCAAAACAGACAATGTTCAATTCAGATATATTCACACGCGAAGAGGTGGCTGAAACGGCAACCGGGAAGAATATTGACTTACAGAATGTCTATGATACCCTCTGGCCTTTTGCTCAGCGTTATGCTCAACTGTGGGAATTTTATGTTAAAGTAATTTCCGAGCTTACCGACATGGATGAAAAGCTTATTTACAGTTTTCATTTTGATAAGGATTTTAAGATGAAGACAACTACTGAGCTTTACGGGGATTTGCGGACAGCCGCCGAAAGCGGGGCTGATGAACACGCCCTTGATGAGATACAGGCTGATATTATGCGCAATATCTTCGCCAATTCCCCAGATGACTTTCGCCGGTGGGTTGTTATGGACTCATTCAAACCCTTCAAGGGTAAAACAAACGAGCAGAAAATGGCAATAATGGCTTCGAACAATACAACACCGTTTTACAAAATTCTCTACGAGAACTACGAGAATATCTTTAATGAGATAGACATAAAGGAACCTGATTTCTATATTAAGAACCGCGACAAGCAATGGGAAATTCTCAAACAGCGGGTAGCGAAGATACAGGAAGACATAAAGGAACCAGTAACTAAAGGATGGAATGAGCAAGAAGGAACAGCTGAATAAATTATTCCTGCGAAAGGAGAATTATATTGATTCCAAACTAAAGGGATTAGAGAAGGATGTTTCCTCTATGCAACGCAGGCTTCTTGAAATGATAATGAGTGACTACATAGGGAGGTTCCGTGTTGACAAAGACGGTAAGATAATAGTCAACGAATACAACATGCGCCTTGCACGTGAACTGGAGAATTTGATGGATAGATTTTCAAACAAGTTTCAGAAATCAGTTCTTAAAGACTTTGCCAATGGTATGCTGAAAACAACGGATTTTTCTATCGATTATTATAAGGGATTGGGATATTCCGAAAAGAAGCTAAAGGATATTGAAAAAGGCCTAGGTTATATTTCAGAGCGTATAGGAATAACAGAGAAAGGAAATATCATCAAAGACAGTTATCTTGACTCATTATCACAAAATGCAGAGGTACGCAAAGAGATAAAGAATTTCGTTCTCAGCTCAGTAGCCGGGCAAAAAGACTATGCCGGTTATCTTAAAGGAATGAAAGAGCTTATCGTTGGCAATGTTAAAGTTGAAGGAACCCTTCAAAGATACTATCGCCAATTTGCCTATGATACATATAACCAGGTTGATTCAGCCATAAACAAGCATTTTGCCGATTCGCTGGATATGAAGTATTTTATCTATATGGGCTCAATCATCCAAACATCACGGGAATTTTGCAGGAAACGGGCAGGAAAAGCTTTCAGCGTAGAAGAGACTGAGAGTTGGAAGAATGACCCGGATCTTCCCGGCAAGAGTAAAGAAGGATATAATCCATTGATAGATAGAGGTCGTTGGAATTGCAGACATTCAATAAGTTATATTCCTAAAGAATTGGCCTGTGATATGAGGCCGGAATTATGTAAAGAATGATTTATCACGTTTTACCGATTAATGATATTGAGCCTCATGTAGAGGAAAGTACTTGTAGGTGCAAACCGAATATTTTATTTGAAAATGGGCATATGATCATTGTTCATAATAGTTTTGATGGTAGAGAATATAAAGAGCAATTATTTAAAAAAATAGAGAAAAATTAGAATGATCTCAATTATTATGCCATCTTATCTCGGGCAGTACAAACAGGCTGCAAAAAACAGAGAAAAAAAAATATGCAGGGCTGTAGAGAGTGTATTAAGCCAGACGATCCCGGTTGAGCTTGTTGTTATTGCTGATGGCTGCCAGAAAACAGTTGATTTATTAACCAAACACTACGAAGGGCTTTTTTCGGGATATATGATAACACACCGTAACCT